CGATCCGATCGTGGACAGCAGTGTGGCGCGGTTCATCGGTTCAGCTCCAGCCGGATCGTGCGCCGGTCTAAATCGGTTACCGCCTTCTCCAGCTCCTGGAACCTCAGCCCGAACTGGTTCTGGTTGCTCAGGATCTGCGTGATCTGCGTCTCCAGCTGCCGCAGCCGGTTTGGCAGGCTCACCACCAGCCAGCCCATGCCGCCGGCAGTGGCCAGGATTGCTGCGGCCATCAGGCTGGCGGCGGTCGCCTCCAACACTTGGACCCTTGAAAATCTGCGGCGTTCAGGTGGCGGCGTCACGGACTTGGCGCTGTATCCCTCAGTCTGCTGAGGCCTTGTTCATCGCGCACTCCTCTACCGTTTGAATCAGCCCAGGGTCGTAGCTGTGCGATGCGTAGGGGTCTGTGTTCATGCTGAGCAGCCACTGATACAACTCACACGCCAGCACCCGATCATCAGTGGTGGCAGGGATGTAGTCAGGATCGGATGGGAGAGTCATCAGAGCACGACGTTAGGGGTGATGTTGAAGCCATGTTCGGGGCTGATGCCACGGTTGTAGGACCGCAGGCCCATGTTCAGGAAGAAAGTGCTGTCAGCCTGGTTCAGAGCGGCAGCAGTGATCACGGGGTTGTAACGCTTGGTGGATGTGCCGAGCGGGTGAGGCTCGCCATAGAACGGCTCAACTAGGCCGGTTGTATCGGCCAGTGTTGAGCCGTTCACCGCTGCCGTGATCCTGCCGCCGACTGCATAGGTGAGGCCCGATGTTCCGGCGAGGGTGTTCCAGTTGGCCTGAGTAGTGCTGCCTAGCGACAGGATCTGATAGGTAACGCCAGTCGCTGTAGAGTTGACATCAATCCCGTACTTAGGCAGGATCTGCGTGGTCTGATTGATTGCCAGTCCTGCCACCTTGAAGATACTCAATGCGGTGTTGTCAGCGCCTGGGATGGCCAGCCTGTTATCAGCGGCAAGAAACACTGTTGCGCCGCGCTCCTGATCTACCAGGCCCTCATTGCCCAGCAGCACGCCACGGGTCTTGACGGAGTTGTAGCCGTTGGAGCCAAACCGACCGACAAAGCCCTGCGACACGTTGCCGGTTGACGAACCAGAGAGTCCAGTTAAGAACGACTCGCGGACGGTCAGGCTCCGCTTTGCATGGATGAACTGATCCAGGAATGGGCCGCTGTCATTGTCGGCAGGCTCGGCGCCTGCACTGGTAAGCAGGTGAATGTGGTTCGCCAGATAGCGCGTATCAGTTGAGTTCCGGTACCAGCTGCGATCACCAGCGGCTGAGCCTTGGTTGTAGCTGATCCTGCCTCCCATCTGGTCAATCACCACAGGTTCGTTGGTGATCGATGACAGGAACGTGTGATGAAACTGCCGCCAGGTCCAAGGAGTGGCAACAGATGCGGAGCCGTAGTGCGCACTGCCCGAATCGGGCACGGCATTTGTTACCCCCATGCCGGCGCTGGTGATGGCCGCATTCCCGCGCAGGTAGATGTTGCTCCACCGCAGCCGCACAAGGCCGTTGGTGGCGATGTACGGGGCACGGGTGGCGCCCAGTGACTCCTTGTGCGATGGCAGCGCCGGGCCAAACATGATCCCGCGCAGGTCTGCCACGTCCGTGCTGTTGCCCTCCAGCTGCAGCACCGGGGTGGTGGTCCAGCTGTCGTAAGCAGGATTATTGCTATTTCCATTTCGATTATTACTGACCCTGAGCTGATTCAGGAACGTGTCAACGTTCGTAGTGGTGTTGGTCGTGAATGCAGTGCTGGGCAACAGCAAGCTGCCGGCTGTACTGGTAGGGGTTTGTAGCACATGGAAAAAGCTTTGCGCTGCGTTGCCAGCCGCCGTACTGATGACATACTGATCGGCCACCAGCTTGATAAGCTCCGGCACCCCTAGGAAGTGAAACCCGCCACGGAAGTCCACGCCACGCAGGCAGCGCATCTGCCGGCCGATAATGTTTACTTGCAGTTGACTGCTAGCGCTTGCGTTGTCGCGCAACTGCAGCACGAACGAACGGAAGTTCACCCGCGTGGTCAGGTTGCCGTAGCCGCTCCCGTCAAACCAGGTTTCAGCGGTGGCAGGGTCGCCGGTTTCGGGGAAGATCAGCTGCCATGCCGGTCTGTCTGGATCTGTATCTGGGATTGCCGGATTGCACGCCCAGAACTCAACATTGCACTCGAATATCGACGCTGGATCGTAAAACCCCGGAGCGATTGCAATCCTTGCAACCTGGTTGCCCGAGCCGATCACAGCATTCGCGTACTCCGCCGCCCGCGCCAGGGTCGGGATCGGATTGGCCGGCGCGGTCGGCGGGGTGTCGAACATCTGATCGAGCGTCCGGTCTGCCGCCGTGGACTGCACGTAGATCGTGATCGTGCCGGTGGCAGCGCTGATCAGCCGTTGCGCCTGCCGCCAGCGGTTCAGGCCGCGATAGTCCACCAGCGTTGGGTCAGACTCCATCGCCGAGTCGGTGCTGGCGACGGCGCCGGGCAGCTCGGTCAGCTGGGCGATGCTGGCCAGCCTGCCAGCGCCAGCGCGGTTGATTTTGGCCTGTGCTTGGCTGCCGAACTCGGCGGTGCCGGTGATCACCACGTCCTGCAGCTGGGCCGTGCCGCCCACCTGGATGCCGTTCGGGAAGTCCGTCCTTTGCGCCTCATCCAGCGTCTGGCCGCCGAGTGATTCGGGGCTGATCGTGGCGCCCGTGGCGATGTCTTCGAGGCCCTTGGGTGTTACCTCGAAGCCGTCTTCATTGCTGCCCTTGGGTGTTACTCGACCGCCCGCTGCGGAGGTGAAATAATAGGTGAATTTATTGAACTCCGACATATCCTGCTGCACCGCAGGCATGGCTCTTGAGTAGTTACCTGCACCCGCCCATTCCCATTGATGATTGTATAATCTCACTGTACTTGGACGTCTAAATTCTATAGCCCAATTCCCCAATCCCGTTGCAGCACCGCCCGATGGCGCGGTCGGGAAATCCGTTGCGCTGCTCGGGTCACGGTCACGGGTCGCGGCAGTCCGTGGCACCAGCGCGGCATGGGCGGCGGCATCAGTGAAACCCAGCGCTCGCAGCAGGGCATAGGCGCCCAGGTAGTCCGTGGCGGTGCGGTACTGATCTCGCACAGGGCCGGCGCTGGTCCAGATCGTCGTCCAGTTAATCCCCAGCGTGGTGGAATCGTCCGCGTCGCTGGTGTCGGTGTCGAGCACCAGAATGGGCGCCTCTTGGCTGATCGAATCCTCAGGGTTGAAGTCTGAGGGCATGTGAACGAAGCATTCGCCCCAGAACGCCGGATCGGGCGATGCACCGGAGCTGGTGAATGTGCGCGTGGCCTGCCAGTGCTTGCCGGCGTGTTTCACCACCGTTCCCTGGCGGTAGTACGTGCCTGATGCGTAGGTTTTCGACGCGGCGCCACGGCGGATGGTGATTTCACCGGTTCGCAGTACACCCGAGCCAGGTAGTGGCCCGGTGCCAGATGCGGTCACCAGCAGCACTTCCTCTCCGCCAGCGGCCAGCACGCGGCCGATCGCGCCGTTGCTGCGGGCCGGGTCGGTCTGGAGCGCTGCATTTCGCTGTGGCAATCTGGCGCTGGCGGTGTTGTTGAGGATCAGACTGCAGCGGCGCTCGGCCACGGTGCGGGTGTCCACCACCCTGCGGATGTAGACCCGGCGGCCCACCACGGCATTGCCCGGCGCTTCATTGGTGCCGGCCTGCAGTGGGGCGGCGGTGATGCCGATGCTCGCGGGGCTGGAGCTGCTCCAGGCGCTGCTGCTCAGCGTTGCCCGCCAATCAGCGCCAGCAGGGTTATCGATCCAGATCCGGGTGCCGCTGGCGAAGGTGTAGCCCAGAGCCTGCAACGCTGCAGGGTTAGTGGTGCTGCTCGGGTCGATCGCCAAGCCGTTGGTCAGGGTGACGGCTGAGCCGCTCACGGCGGCCACCACGCCCAGTTCAATGCGGCGGATGTTGGATGTTTTCTCGCTGAGATTCAGCGGCACCCGCACCCGGCCGACCGCCCAGTTCTTGTCCTTGTTGAAGGCGAAGCTCTTGTAGCCTTTGGCGAGGGCGGAGCATCCGCCGAACGTGGAATTGCCGCCGTTGTCGGTGATCTCCCCGCCGGAGTCCACCATTGTCACTTCAGACTGGCCAATCCCGAAGATCGAAACCTTCTGGATGTAGGCGTTGTTGATTGCCGAGATGTGCCGGGTTTGGCGTGCAGGATCGCGGCGCAAGTTGTCCGGGTCGGCATCGATATATGCCTGATAACCTTCCGTGGTGTTGGCCAGGTTTACCCAGTTTCCGCCTTGATACACCTGCCAGCAGCGCATATCTTTCTGCTGGTTGGTGCCGGTGAAATTGGCGCAAACCATGCTGCGCAGTCCGCTCAGCTTGGCGCCGTCCCAGAACGCGCCGCCCATGCCGTAGTCGGAGCGTACCGACACGTTGAAGATGTACGGAGAGGCACCTCTGGTGGTATCCCACGCGCTGGAGGGCGCCTGGGTCTGATCGATCGGGCCGACGATCTCATACTCACTGGCTCGGGCCGCCAGCAGGGCGCTGCCCAGATTGGCGCCAGTGCCAACGGTGGATTGGATCTTGGCGTAGAACGTGTCGAGCTCGGCCTTGCTGGCGGGGTGGAACACGTCCAGCAGGTGGACAGATTCGGTGTGCCCGATCTTGTCCATTGCGGTGTAGTCGAAGAAGAACCCAGTGCCCGAGACCTTCAGGACGCTGCGTCGGTTGCTGTAGTCCGTTGCCTCATCTGCAAACGCGGGAACCCAGTTCGGGCGGATGGTGGTCTTGCGCAGGTCCAATCCGCGCATTGAGCACCCACGGGGCAGCAGCACGCCGCCAGTCGGGGGGTTGAATGCGATCAGCTCGGCCGGGGTCGGATCCTTTGCCGTGCCCCAGCTCGCCAGGCTGGTAGAGCTGCTGCCGGGATCGTTCAGAGCGATGTGAACACCACCGCTGAGCACGATCGTTACGCAGTCCACGTGCGCCCGTGGATCGGTGTAGGTGTACCAGTTCTTGCTGGTGATGATCGCCGCCTCGATTGCGGCGCGGTTGATTGTCTTGAACGGCCGCGCCGAGGTGTAGCCGCACTCCAGGCGCTGCAGCTCGATTCGCTTCAGCTTCTGCGCGATGACCTCTTCGTCGGTTGCGCCGGCTTCGTGGCTGTTGTAGGCGCCACCAACGAATCGGTCTGAGCCGATGTACGGATCAACGTAGAGGGTGAATGGTGCATTCAGGGGGTCAGCAACCGCAAGCGCGCCCGCCACCACCCGAGCATTGCCGCCGAGCTGGCGGAGCATGTCGATCAAAACGGCGACCTGCCCCTTCGCCACCGCCTGGTCGGCAGCCACGTCAAAAGCACCGCTTTGGCCTGCCCGCACCAGCTGGCTCATGTGATCTTGCCGGCTTGATTCCTGCCCTCAGGCTATGGAGCCTGCTTTGCCAGCCTGATCTGGCCGGTCGCCACGAACTGCGCCGAGATCAGGATCACGTCGGTTGCCGAGGTGTTCACTGCCGTCTTGCCCAGCAGGATGTCGGTTTCGTAGAAGATCCGCTCTCGCACGTGGGTGGCCACGTTGCTAGTCCGCTGATCCACCAGCTGAAACCGCGCTCGGGCCTTGCTGCCCTGGCTGGTGAGCATCATTAGCCGGAGCATCCCCAGCCCGCTCTGCTCACCTGCAACCCGGCTGTGGTCCATTTCCCCGTTGAACGATCCAGCGCCGCGCAAGGCACCCTTGGCGTACTCACCGAACGCCTGGCCGATCGCTTCCTGGTCCAACTGGGCCGCGTCCATCTCGAACACCCACCCAGTCAGGTCGCACTGCATCAACCAGCCGCGTTCCTCCGCGTCCGCTGCCGTGTCGCTCAAGACCTGCGGCACCGGTGCCAGGTTCTGAGCCGGTTGCTCGCCATCGGGGATCTCCAGGTCCTCGATGGCCTGCAGCAGAGCCAGCGCTGCGGCCACGTAGCCGGAGCGGCTGGAGGCCGGCAGGATCAGCATTGGGCCGGGCGAGACATTGCGCAGTGGGATCAGGCCCTGGCTGCCGCCGTTGATCGCGTCGAGCTCGGTGGAGTAGAACCGCACATCGTCCATCTCATCGCGGTGGATGTAGGCCGTGGCGGTCTGCTGAAACCCGACCGTTGCTGCTGACTCCCAGAACGCTGCCGATGAATTGGCGCTCCAGAATGTGCCGCCGGTAGTCCGTGCTGCCAGCGCAGGGCCCACGGCGGTCTGCCCGCCAGTCCAGAACGCATGGCCATCGGGGCAGGGCGCGAAGCCGCTTGTGCCGATGCCCAGTGGCACGCCGCGCAGCCCCACCAGCAGCACCTCATCGCCCGACTGAAACGCCAGATCAGTCAGGTCCAGCGATGGCGATGTGCCGCGCTGCAGCCGCTGATCGGCTAGCGCCGTGGGGGCTGGCCATTCGCGGCTGAGTTGAACAATTCCCTTGCGGCCTTCGACAGCCATTAGAGCGCCTTGCTGGGCTTGCCGTTGATCACGAACGAGATGCTGACTTGGGTGCTGTCGCCCACACTGGTGGCGATGCCCTGCGAATTGATCAGCGCCGGCCCGGAGATGGACTTGCTGCCGCCCTTGTAGATCGTCATTACCAGATCATCAGGCGTCTCGCCATCATCAAAGATCCGATTCATCAGGTTCACCGTGGCCTGATCGTCGGTCTTGTAGAGCAGAGTGGCGCTGCCGGACGTGGTGCGCTTGCCGTAGGCAAACTCATCATCCATGTCGCCGACGCCGGTCGTCTCCAGGGTCTGCCGCTGGGTTTCCATGCTGATGCTGCGGACCTTGGCCACCTTCTGGCCCTGGAATCGCACCTCTCCGTGCGTTGCGTTGGGGACTGTCATTAGGCGGCCTCGACCTTTGCCTACAGTCTAAGTTCGGCCCGAAATGTGCACCGGCAGGTGATCCGCCGGCCGCCCTGCACACGGCTGCCCTCAGGGGGGCTGGCCCAATACCACTTCAGGCCAGGGCCAGGGTTGAACAGGTCCACGTCAACGAGATTCTTGCCAACGATCGCAGGGAACGCCACATCCTCCACCTTGCCCCGTGCTGCCGTGTGCGCCGCCCTGATCAGGGCATAGGCCGCCTGGGTGATGTTGGCGAACTCCAGGGTCATCGGCGCATCGCTGGCGCGGTCGCCCCACTGACGCACCGACCGCACGCCGGACTGTGAGCG